GCCGTTTCGGTATCGAACTGCTTAAGATAAGCAGCTGCGTTCCCGGAGGTTCCAAGTGTATAGGAGTTATTTAGCATTGGCTAACTTTGTTTCACAGTATGTTTACCATACGTCCCTAGATTGATACTCCCGCTAATAAAATTAGCGGGCAATCGAACGGAAACGCTGGAGAAGAAGCTGCATCCCAGTCCAAGATTGCCCAACATTGGGTAACCTTAGCTGTGGAAGATACAGCTCCGGGGCCGTCCAAGGCCCAGCAGTGCGTTTATACTCACTGGCATGGCCAGTGAATATTTGCTCTGTAGTGGATGTCATGAACTCATCGACACGATAATTAGTCGTGATGACGGGCTCATGCTTAACCGTTATAGTGGCAACAGTGTGCTTCTTTTGAGTAGCCCACTGAGCGCCATTGATGACGTAATCCGATTCGAGGGGAGACCCATCGAATTGCTCGATAAACTGCTGAATGGGTAAAACCCAGTCAGCAACAAACGAGTACGGCACAATTTCCCAGGCCTGAGTAATTTTTGGATTTAGACCGAGTTGTTCTCGGGCCAAAGCCAATTTAGTCATGTTTGGGTGTGCAAGTGCATACGGGGAAAGCTTTCGCTTTACTCCCGCATACCACACTACCGTAGTTTCACGTCGCAGTATCTTTGTCAGTAAGACAAACGGAAACGATGCCGGCTTGAGCTTCTTGCTCAAGAACCGAACATCGCTCAGCTTCTCCTCGTGACGTCCAACGCAGGAAAATTCCTGATTGGATAGACTCTGATACTTGTCGCTCAACTTCCCTAGAATAGAATGGACTTTTTGGACGTCGTCGATAAACGGCTTCCATCCAAATTTCCATGCTAGGTTGTTTCCCGCGTAATACTTCGCAAACTCCATAGGAGTAGTAGGAAGTTTTACTAGATCCGCCAAGAATTGTCTTGACGTTTCTTCTTTACGAACTCCCCGTTTCGTTGCGGACGCAGATCGAAATCTGGCCCACGAAACGTGGCCTATCGCGCGCTCAAAAGCGTTCTTTAGGTCTTTCAGTTCGTAGAGGGAAACTAGAATATTAGCTTGGCTCCGACTCAACGTCGGAACCCTTGCGATAGCTAGGGCTGAACCATTGGGCACTGTAAGGTGATTAGTGGTCCAGAAATCCAATTCACTACCGCATCCATCCGTCATAAAACACTCGCGAAAGCCAGTTTGGCCTACGCGGTTGTCTCTATACGTGATGACATTAGTGCGGGGTTCAGTAACTATACGCTTTTTAACATGCGTGCAGCTATTGATAGAACCTGCTGAGCCGGTGACGTCAGTCATCGTCTCAACATCGGTATCCTCCGAACGAAATGACGACGCTCCATACGTTATGGAAGCCTGTGCCCCGTAATTAAACGGTTGCTCAGTCCTCCAAATGTAAGAGTTCGGCTCGTTCAGGGCGACGCCCTTGCTTCTATTTCTTGTTGGCATAACGATTATGAGCACCT